TTTACAAGCCCAAGCCAGTTATCTGCTAGGAGTGCGGGACGAGCCGCACTATCCTTAGTAATAGAAGGAGCGGGAGAGGGTGCGCCGAATGCGAATATGGTAACATCAATATCATTGTCATTATTACCATCACCTATTATTCTATCAAAGGTAATACCAGTGGTGGTATTAGCCGTAATCATTGCAGTCCCACTAAAGGAAGTAGCACTGACGTTGTTGATATCCGCTAGACAACCAACATAAAGGTCAGGAACTAGAAGAAACGCATTGGCTCCAGTTCCCGCACTTTCAATGGTTACACCAGTGGGGCTAGTGCCATCTCCGTCACATGCACCGAGGAAAATGTCCATCTCTGGTATCATGGTAGCAGATGCACCAGCACCAACCCATACTTGCTTATTCAATGAATCTGTTGTTGCCATTTTCCTCTCACCTATACGCTGATTGCCATCCTCTTCATCTCTACCGTTAACTTGTAGCCCAATAACCTTTTGTTCCTGTCGTTGGCCTCACTCCTACTCTGTAGTTTGATTAGTTGCGCACTGTCCTCTACGCTATTGCTACTATTACCGCCAACATATACCTTTGGTTGTAGGCTATTATTCTCAAAGATATACCTCGCTATCCTATAGAGTGCTTGAAGCCTATCCCTAGAGAAGGTAAGTTCGGAGAAATCCCTCCTATGCATGGTTCTAATGTGAACCGTGAAGCCGAATGTCTCGTTCCTCACTGCATAATCGATTGTAGGGTATTCAGTAGAGCCACTGTCCTCATAGACGATAACTACTGACTTTGAATCCATGTCAACCCTTCTTCCCTCATTAGGGGCAATGGAACGGACATCTATGAAATTGGGAGTCTCGTTATGACTGGATGTTATATCCCCACTACTAACCAAGGCAGAAGCGGCTGATGCCCAATTATCACTAAGTAATCTAATTAGGAAAGTGACTTCATCCATTCTTTAGCATCTCCTTAGTCTTCTTTTCTAGTTCTCTAGTCATCCTTGTTTCATATGCTTTCATTGCCTCAGCAGTGACACTCTCATCTGATAATGCGAACTGTGCATAAGCACTGTCCTTCAGTAACTCATTTCTTTCTTGTTCCCGTTGCATAATCTCGTTAAAGATTTGAGTTGCTCTTAGGTCAATATCCATAATATCACGAAATGAAGTAAACCATATTTGACTTACCCTTCAAAATCGCATTAGCCTCTTCTATTAGGATGTCATGCTTTGTCTTCAAGTCAATATTGGATTGTGTCTCAGCAATGAGGATGGAGTTATCGTCATGTCGTATGACTTCAGCCGCAACTAGTTTCGTAGCCGCATCATGGATAGTAGCGGGAACCCTACCCTCACCTGCGACATATGTTACTTTGATTGAGTGCTTCTCCAAGTAGGGGTAGTTCTTATGGAAGAATATCTTACCCTCATCTCCTATAGTCCAATAGTCACCCATCCTTCGTTGGTCTTGGTTATCCGTGAAGTTAGTGACTGACCCATATGTTGACGATATGGTGCAATTGGTTCCATCTTCTCCCATTAGTAGGGATGAGATAATGACAGTCGTACCATCTTCACTGTCTGTAGTAGCATAGAAGAAGTCTGATATGTTCACCGAATTACCAGTGTCTTGAACTGATTTAGCCGCAGTCTCACCTGTGAATTTAGCCGTCTTCATTGGATACACTTCATTGATTGCATCGGCAATCTGACTAGCAGTCGTCTTGGCTCCGAAGTTATCGTAGAAATCCCTGACAGAGTTGTTAGCCAAGTTTCTGACATTGAATGTGTATGTGGTAGGAGAACCAACGGTGAGAGATATAGTCCAATCACTAGTAGTAGCAGAGGATGGGACTTTGATGGTAGCAGTAGCAGAAGCCAAATCCACCCATTCTATACCTTGCCATACTTCTAATCTAACTAATTTCTGAACTTTAGGATATGCTAGTTGAACGAACCCGACATAATCCCTGTATGAGGATAGTGGATAATGCCCACGCTTATACCCGTCAAGGGAATGGAACTCGTCCTTGTAGATGGTTGGTCGATATGAGGTCTTAGTGGCATCATCTATCTTTTCCTCGACTCTCTTGATTAATTTCCCTACCTCTGCTATGGTTGGCGTGGTGCTAGAGGTGAAGGAGTTTATCTGTAGGAGATTCGATACATCAGTATGAGTGGTGTAATACCCCAAACCAGTAGTGTAGTTAGGGTTGATTGATGTGAAATCACTAGGTGAGGATACCTTGCCCATTAGTTCGCCAACCCCTTCAATCTATTGTATCCTAACTTTAACTCCATTAGGGTTTTGAAATCCTTGTCCTTGTCTGATGCCATATCTTTGCCCACGGCTCTAGCAGTTGTTGGTCCCTTCCCACCAAGAGGCCCACGCTTCCTCTTTCCTGTTATCCGTTTGCCATCATAGTCCCTATTCGGAGTGAACATCTCATATGACCTAGCACTGACTAGTTTGGTAGGTGTGAATGATACTCGTAGTTGAACCATTCCAACAGGGGTCTTTGTTTTCTTATCGAAACTTTGAGAAGCGGTTGTCTTCTTCCCAGCATCTAATACAGGGTAGGCATCACCACTACCATCACGATGATATCCGATTTTACCCTTAGACCCTCTAGCCATGTCCTTACCCAATGCATGTCTCCAAATGGCATTAGCCAAATCATCAACTAAATGATAGTCACTACCATCTGGCTTACCATTGTCCTCCCAGATATCATAGAGTTCTTCTGATGTCAAATCATCAAGAACTCCATCTTTCATTGATTGAACCTTCTGCATGTGTTTGGACTCATCAATACTACTGAATGTGCCATCTCTATTGAAAATAGGGAAAGCATAGTTTAGTAGGTTCTCTATCTTCTGGACATCTGTATTCGTTCCAGAAACCTTCCCCTCTTTACCTCTCACCCATTTAATCCAAGCGTCCTTGTTAACTGGGGTGTCTTTCCCAAAACCCACATTCTTAGTTTCACCGTCTTTGACTGACAACTCATCAACATGTATCACCAACTTACCAACATCCAACATCCTGTCTTCCGGCTCTACGACTGAATATAGGATATCTGACAATGCTGATTTCTTCTGTGATAGAATAGTCTCCTCTATGTGCTTCTCTAATTTGTCAATATCAGTTGCATTCCTATAGACATCCCATGCTTCCTCTATATCATCAACAGTTCTAGTCTTACCAAAGCCCTCAATGCGATACCTACCATCATTGGTCTTGCTAAGGTTAAATATCTGTACTTTCTTCTCTATCGCATTGGACTTTCTAGGACTACCAATCACGAACTCTGAATCATCTAACTTGCCAAAGCCCTCTGCTTCTGAGAGTTCAGAAATGTATTTCTCTGTATCGAACTTAATTTCATGGCCGTCTACTTTGATATGACTTCTTATCTCCTCGTAAAGTATCGGCCTCGATTCTAGGAATGCTCCCATTAGACCAGCAGTTTTCCCCTCTTCTCTAGCACCATGAGGAAGACCGGGTTTGAATCCCTGTTCTGTGGTCTTAGCAGTAGCCATTCTCTGTGTTTTGTTGTTATCCATCAAATCACCCATAGTGAAATCCATCTCCTTCATATTGCTCATTATGTTTCTCGGAATCACTTGTGCCGAGAGCATGTCCTCCGCTTCCAATGCGGCTACAACTTGCGGTATCGTGGTTTGGCTGATTGTTTTTAGAAAGTCCTGCTTGTATCTCCTAAATTCTCCAGCATCGAATTCATATCTAGACTCCCCGTGCTTCTCATCGAACTCCTGTTGGGTCAAATCCAACAAGTCGCCTAATCTCCCTTGGATTAGTTCCAAGGTGTTTCTTGCACTTGCCTTATGTTTCCTTTCTACCCAAGAGAAGGGGTATGCTAACATCCAACGGAATAGTTTGTTATCCATTAGTTGTTGGAAATTGGCGTTACTATCTCCCTCTATCGAAAGGTCGTAGCCATCGACTGAAAATTCTTTAGGAAGATATATTGCCATTCACTTCACCTATGCAAGCCACTTAGCCCAAGCAATGCCCTTACTCACGGCATTAGCAAGACCAAGACCACTTGCAGGTGGTGTATAGGACATCTGCCCTGTATTGGGGTCAATCCAGTATGGGTTATTCATATTGTCATATCCAGCAGGTGGAACTGGATATCCAGATTGGTTGTTGAAAGCCATCTGTTGTTGCATCATAGTATTGTTCATCTGGACAGAAGCGTTGCCACCTTGTATCTGTGATGGGTCAACACCACCCGGATTCATCTGTCCTCCCATGTTGTTCATTGGCATCTGTTCCCCTGCTGGCATAGCGAACCCTTGCGATTCTAGATACTGTGCCTTAGCCATTCTCCTTTGCATTATTACCTCTGAGTTTATTGCGGAGGCAAGGAGTGCTTGGAGGTCTAAGTTGATGTTAGCCTCAGTGATGTTCCCAAAGGCAGTAGTAGAATCAGAATGCATGTTAAGAACCCCAGAACTGTCTGTTTGGAATTTCAGTTGTGGTAGCATCTGTCCCAGAACCTTCTGCACAGTATCCTCAATCAATTGGGCGAATGCAGTGAGGAAAGCCTCACCGTGATACTGGAAGAAATCCTCGACATGGTTCTCTTGTAGGGTTAGCAGATTGTTGAATGTCTTGAACTGTGCCTGTTGATTACTCTGCATTGTGTTCATCAGTGAAGAGTTGCTAGTTCCGAATACTCCCATTACTGCTCACCCTCCTCTGGTGCTACCCTAACCCCCTCAGTCAATAATGTTTTCACTCTCTCACCAATGGTGCTTGATTCTATTACTAGCCTGAATAGTTCCTCTTCTTTACTCTCAGTGTCTGAGACAGGAGGTTTAATTGTCCACCCCAATGCTCCCAAGGAAGCAATGTCTGTTGCCTTCAAACTGGTTAGAGGCCCAGAAGCAAGTGGGTTTAACGTCTGCATAGAAGGAGCCTTTGGTATGTATGCGCTGAAGGACAGACCATGTTCCTCTGCTAGTACCTGTTGCTCTAGCATCTCATATTGTCTGTGTATGGCGGCATGTTTCTCACAGTAGGTTCCTCTCATTGGATATCCCTTGCGTACCTTGTGCAGTGGAAGAGGGGGTCTTAGATTATCACTGGCGTCCCATATTTTCTGTGTTCCACATACTACACACCTATCTTTCAGATTATACTTGAACTTGTATGGGACTTTCAGGAAGGTCTTATTCTCAGGCTTCAATACCTTGATTATTTCCTTTAGTTGTTTCTTCGGTTTTATGTTCTTATACTCATAGTGCATTACTGCACCTGCCGCCCTCGCCGCAGAATGCCTGTCCATGAATGCATTATTACTTACGTTAGTAGAATTAGCACCGATGAGGCTCGGTGGCTGAAACTGCATACTCATGGGTATTCACCTCTAGTAGTCCTTTATCATTGTTAGGACTCCCCTGTATACCATCTCAGAGTCAGATTTCGCACTTACGATGTATTTGTGGCATGGTATTCCCTTGTCATTCAACTTCTGCATCCCTGCCCTGAATGCCTCAAAAATGGGGTGCTTCTCTATCGGACCATCATGCTCGTATCTGTCTTGCCACAAGTCGTACTTGTTTGCCCAGATAGAAACTGCAATGGGATAATCTGCTTCTCGCTTCTTTTTCTTTCTTTTCTTATTATGCCAGTGTGGGTCACAAATAGTATCCACTAGGAATGTCCAACACAATTGTTGTTCTATATCGTAATGCTTGTTCATATGCCTATCATCTATCATGAATATGATGTACTTCGGTCTTCTATTTCGCATGTCCTCTATCCATTCATGCCAATAGACCGTCTGTCCACCTAAATCAGCAGTCTTGACAGTATGAGCGTCACCGTCTAGTTTGACATACTTCCTACTTGCCCGTTGCAACCCTTCTGTTCTATGACGTATATCAGGGACTTCCCCTCTTGTCCTGAGTTGGTGATTCAATGTTGTCTTACCTGCTCTACTAGCCCCATAGATACCGAAGTTTATTGCGTGGACTCTTTGATATATCTTGTTCAGTCCTTCGACAACGAGTATGGCGAATCCCGCCATTACTGACATTGAATCACCACAGATGATTCCAAAAGTCTACTAAGCCATTCCATGCTATGGAGAGAGTATTAATGCCAAGCACTGCCATAGCCTGTCCTAGTATGAAACTGGACAATCCGCCTACTAATCCCCAAAACCAGAACCTAGCCCGTAAGAACCAGATGTCGGCAGAATGCGCTCGTTGTAAGTCGTATGCGAGAGTAGACTCATCCATTCCAAATAGGATTTCGCTGACCATTCATATGCCTCACTACTGCTCAGTCTCCAAGGTTAGGAAGGATGGGTTGACTCCTCCCTTGGTTGGATTCAATGTAGGTAGGTTGTTATCCCCATATATGTTTGAGGGAGAAGCGACTGCGGTATTCCAAGTCTGCTGGAACTGCCTGAAGGATTCTCGGACTCTCTTGCGATTGTCCTCTTCCCTAGCCTTTCTAGCCCAGTATGCATCAATCCTTCTCTGTAGTAGGTACTCCTCAATCCAGTCATTGACGACCATATCGAACAATGCCTTCATTATCATAATCCCACCGATTGTGCTGATTCCGAAGAGCAAGGAATGCTCAACTGCTCCATAAGGGAACGTTATTCCGTATTGGGAATAAAAGTAGATGTTTATTCCACTGACTGCTCCTACGAACAGTATTGTCATCACTAGTCTTGTGTCTGTATCTATACTTGGCATATTAATCACGCATATTCTATTGAGTAAGCACCAGTTCCAGTGATATCAACAAAGATACCATTTTGGCATACTACCCCATGCATGTCGTATTCCATTGAGTTTCCTCTGGTTGCACCAGTGGAGTGTATTTGCATTCGTGCTACTTCTACTTCACCTGCTGAACTTGGGTCGTTATCAGCACTATCGTAAACCTTTACGGTGAATGTTGCATCTGTGACAGTAGATGCTCTAATTGAGATTAGTTTGCATCTACCTGTGGTAATGATTGCGTCAGCAGTTCTGACACCACTACTAAAGCATGTAGGGCTACTCATCTAACCATCCTCTGTTAGCCTCTTAATGAGGTCTGCTTTTTTACCTTCTGTTGAAAGTTTCCTCTCTTCCAGTAATTCCTTCAACATTTTAACTGTAAGTTTGTTAAGGTCAGGAGGGAGAGGAATTCCCTTTTTCTCTTCCTTCTTTGGTTCTGCCTTTATCTCTTCCTTCTTCGGTTCAGGAGCCTTTGCCCTGCCGATTATCTTCTCTGCTCTAGTACGAGGATATAGCGAATCCATGACTCCCTTAGCATCCGGCCCACGAAGCCTAAGTTGCTTGGATAGATGCTTCACCTTCTTAGGTGAGGTTTCCATTAGTCTCTGTATGGTGGCTTTGTCATCAGCAGTGAATTCTACCTTGACGTTTTTATCACCGTATAGAATGATAGCATCTCTCGTTGGAACCCTAGTTCCATTACCATCGAACTTGTAGTTCTTCCAAGTCATCTTGCCTATCTTGCTTCTAACTACTGCCATAATCTCACCAAATAAATTGGGGGTAGTAACCCCTGTCCTGATGCTCTAGGACAGAGGCTACTACTTTATGTTTTACTCAAATCAGTCCGTAGACTCTGACGCGAACCATGCCTACATCATCATTCGCAGATGCGGCGGCATTCGTCCCATTAAAGTCCGTGGCGACTATTTGGAAGGTCGAATTGCTCGCTAGGTCACCAGACGTATCTAGTTCAACCGTTGCGAGGAATCCTGCGTTTCCAACGCCCTTCTCTTGTCCGGTAATCATTACTGCGTTAACGGAAGACAGTCCTAGTGAACTAGCACTGATTACTTCTCCGTTAGCAGTGTATGCTGTGATGTTAATCTTCGCATCAACATAATACTCATCACCAGACACATGTGGGGCGGTAAAGCCCTTATGGTCAGCAAGGATGGTAACTGCGTGTGTCACTCAATCACCCGCCTATGCACTCGTTAGGTTCGTAATCTTTCCTTGGCCCTTGAAGAAGGAACAACCAGTCTCGCCCATTGTGCGGTACATTCCCTGATTCCCTAGAGAACCCACGCCGAATGGGTCACCATTGGTAATACCGTTCTCAAAGTATTGAGTAGGCTTCATGACTGATAGCCACAGATGGTCTGTGTCTAGTAGCATGATGTCACTCAACTTGTTAGCGGTTCCGTTACCAGTCTGTGCCATGTCCTTTGCTGGGATAATTGGGATGTCGTAGTAAGTGGCGACCCTAAAGCCAACCTCTGCACCCTTCACTCCTCTTACACCGTTGTGCGTTGGAACAATCTCCTTCCTGTCCATGAACCTCTCTTGGCTCTGTAGCAGGTCTGAGATATGCTGGATAGTATCGTATCCAGTTAGCATAACCTTGGGGTTACCTCCGTTCTGCCTGAGTCTCCTAATCATGTCGTTTAGAAGAGTCAGAGTTAGAACTCTTGCATCACCTGCGGCGTAACTTGTACCGAAGTCAACCTCAGCCGAAAGGAAGTTATCCGTTCCGGTGTAGTCTCCACCGCTTCTGGTTACAGTCCTGTCATCTCCGAAAATCCTAACCATCTGTGTTGGTAGGTCTGCGGCGGCGGCACTCTGCTCACCCATGTCTGCGTCACCCATTGCGGCTAGTTCGCCAGCAGACGACACTATCTTGTATAGTGACGTATAGTTGTTGTCAATGTCATCATACTCTGCGTGGTCGTAATGCTCAAGTGGCATTAGAAGCATCTTGTTCTGAACCTCTGCGTGGTGCTTGCCCATGTCCTCTCTAACGATTGAGCGGATGTCTCCTACTCCATCGTCAATTGCGGCCATCTCCATTCCGAGTTCTGAGAACTCAAACAGATGTGCAACAGTCTTTGGACTGACGTACAGTTTGGTGTACTCTGGAGCCAATGCTCTCATTCGCGCACTACCTAGTTCCTCGTTCTCACCAACACCACCAATCATATCGGCGGCTGGTGCAGATAGGTCAGCAGTAGCCGCACCGGGATTGGTCGTACCAATACCGAATGCAGAGCCGCTACCACCAGCAGGTCGGCTCTTTAGAATCCTCCAACCACTAGCAGTGTATGGCCTCTTGGAAATCATTGACAGTGCATTGACTTCCTGATTTAGCATCGACCAGACTTTCTGTCCGTATAGCAAGTTGTAAAGGTCACCTAGACCACTTGCCGCACTGAAGCCATTCGATGACGCATCGTGTGGCGTTCCGAATCCTCCAACTACTCCACTGCTCTTTAGCAGGGCGTTCCCTGTTCCTCCGACCATGCCGTAGGTTGCGGCTTCTAGGTCTGCCATTGTTCTAATATGTCCTGTTGTCATACTTAATCACCTCACTGATACCTCTCCACAATACTGTGAATATCGCTCCATGAAATCTCAGATGCCTGAAGAGTATTGGTTGGGACTCCTTCGGGAATCTCAAATGCAACCTCTCTTGCCTTCTTTATCTCATTGCTTTCTGCCGAAAGGGACTTGCGTAGTTCAGCAAACTCTTCCTTAAGTGCCGCTACGTCTGTGCGAGCATCATACTCTGCTCTCTCAGCCGCCGACTTCTTTACGGATAGTTCGCTAGTCAAACGCTCACTGAACTCCTTGTTAAGGGAATCATATGCCATTGCCTCTAACTTCTCAGCCTTGAATGCTTCATATGCCTTCTCGACATTCTCCGCACTTAGGTCGAGAGTAGAGAAATCGCCATTCTCCAATCCCTTAGAAACCTTTAGAGGTGCAGGAGTTGCAGTCGGGTTTCCGCCGCTAACAACTTCCTCGCCAGCCTCAAAGTCCCTTGTTGAATCCTCATCAAGAGCCTTCTCCTCGCTGTCGTCAGAAAGTTCTAGGTCGTCTTCGCCGCCCATTTCTCCCATGTCCTCTGAAGGTTCAGTGTCCATATACTCGTCACCTTTCTCCATTATTTCTTCATTTTCTTCTTCCTTTTGGAGCGAATTGACCTGCTTCATCAGGCTGTTCAACTCCTCAAGGGCTTTTTCCAGTTTTCCACTCATTTTGTTTTCCTCCATTTTTAAAATGTCGAATTTCGCTTCCGGGTTTATTCCTTTTTCACAGACAGTAACTTCATGCAACTCAAGTTTTTCTATCTCGTTGTATTCCCCGAACTCCTCAGATTTTCTCTGTTTCTTTGATATTGCCTGTCCACCTATACTGAAAGACCGTAATGTTCCTTTTCTAATACCTCTTGCTATTTCCTTAGCCTTCTCGATGTCATCGCGCATCTTGATTACTACATAGAATCCAACATCGTCTACAGCAGTTTTGTGTAGGACACCGTTGGAATCTCGGTATTTTTCTATGACCTCCCCGACTTGAACATTTGAATGATTTGACATTACATTTCTGTATTTTTCTTTCGTCATGTATTTCTTGACTGCTTCTTCCAATGCTTGTAATGTGATTAGGTCGTTTTGCTTGTCTACAATTTCTATAGATGCATACCCTCCAATTACTAAATTATCTGATTTTAGAATGCTGAATTCGGCATCAGTTTCTGCTTTCAATAATACTCCTGTTGTTGCTAACACTCCAATCACCTTTTTTTCTTACTATTTAATCTACTCGCTCTTTTCCTTGGGAAATGGTAAATTAGCCCATTTATCCTCAGTGATTTTCCATACACCCTTATCCTCTTTCTTGTCTAGCATCTCTTGCTTCTTCCCTGTCCATGCCAACCATGTCTTCTGCTCATCCAATGGCACTACGCGAAGGTGCATTCTAGTCTGGAACTTATCACCATCCAAACGATACTCATGATAGCCATCCTTCTGAACTCCTAGTTCTAATTCACCTGCGTCCAATAGTTTGCTCTCATTAACGTTATCAGCAACTATAGCAGGGAACTTCCCTGACTTTCCGAATAGATTGAACACATCTTCCGTATCTTCAATGTCTATAGTCCAAACCATCTTCTCTTCGCCAGCAGAAATAACGAAGTCTATGTTTCCGTCTTCTCGTTGATAGAGTTTAAATTCGCCATTTTCAGGAGTTTCATTTTTTTTTAGTTCCTCTATGTCCTTCTCTAGAACATCGTCTGTTGCTTGGAACTTGTTAGGATGGATGTATTGTATGTCTCCCTGCTTCTTCATCCAAGACATTAGCCTCTCCGGTTTACCCTCAAACAACTCCTCAAAGGCTTCACCATAATGCTCTGCTACGAAATCAACTATCTTATCGAATGGCTTTGGTTTATCACCATACTCCATGATGTCATTTCGTATCCCCAGTCTCAATTCAGACTTCTTGGTCTTCAGTATCTTGCTGAGTTGTTCCTTCCACTCGTCTATGCTGTAGAGGGCGTTCTTCTGCATCAAGTCATCTCCCTCAAAGCCATATATGGTGAACCCATCTAAGTCGCTCTTCAGGATAATCTCAGCAGTTCCGTGTATGCCATCAGTGATGTAGATGCCCTTCTTGACCTTCTTCTTCTTCTTCTTCTTATCGCTAACTACATCCTTTGCGGTTCGTAGTTTGTTAGCGTTTTGAACCCCACTCATAATCTTGAATTTATCACCAATTGCCTTACCAGCAACGAACTCTATTGCAGACTCAAGGGACTTCTTCGTCTTAGTAGCCAATTGCTCCAACGTGTCAACCTTATCGGATTCAGTGACCTCTGGTATCTCAATGACCTTGGCTGAATAGAGGCTGAATCCGTTCTTGGTCTTCTTCACCTCATCGACCTTGACTCTGACGATATCCCCAACCTTTACAGATTCCTTAGTGTTCAGTGCCTTACCAACAGGAAGGTACGCCTTGTCATCCAATTCAACTGTCTTGTAGTTCCTTGCAGTCTCTGCATTGACCGGACCTATTCCCATACTATAGGAATGCAGTCCCTTCTTCGTCTTCTTGTCATTCAAGACAACTACATCCAAGTCAACGAACTTCTTCCATTTGACCCATTTGGGATTCTTCTGCTTCCCTATGATGTATGTGGATTCTATGTCCTTGATGACCACACCCTCAGAAGCAGGTAACGACATTATCTCCTTGGAATAGTCCTCTACCTCCTTAATGGAATCTGCAATCCTAGTGTCCTTCTTAGATGGGAAGGCCAAGTTCTCCGTAGAGTGAGAACTGTATTGGTAGAAGAGCATGTTGATTCTCTCACGCAGAGGCTCATCAGCAACCATCTTCCCCTCATGCTTCATGATATCGAAAACGTGTGCAGACAATCTCCCCTTGGTTTCCTTCTTGAAAACATGTGATACTGTCTCTGCTCGATGTAGTGGTTCATCTTCAAGGAAAAGTGTCAGTTCTGCATCCAATATGCAATCCCCGAAGTTCTTCTTCTCCATCTCCTTAACTTGTAGTGGACATTTCTCAGTTATGTCCTTCTTGTTGTAGGAGTAGATTTTGATATCGCTCTTCTCCTTGTGAATCTGAATGCGCATCCCATCATACTTCTCTTGAACGAGCCAATCCCCACTGAACCCCTTGAGTTCCTTCAAGTCATCTGACTCAAATATACGATACATAGGCTTGTTAGGAATCAGAAAATCTACTTCTTGCTTCTCCTCTTCGCTCTTCTCAGCCTTCACCACATCCAAGTCAACCAATGAGTCCCATTTGTCTTCGGGGTATGTATCATTATACATCTCCTTCAATCTTGCAAATGCGCCCTTGAACTTCGACTTCACCCTGCGGGTATCCTTGCCCTCTGCACCATAATGCTCTATGATGTATAACGGAATATCCTCTACTTTCAAATCCAATCCCATTGTTCCCTGTGTAATCTCATCGGGTTTCAAGTCGTGCTTCTCCCAAACCTTGTCCGGTAAGACGTTTGAGTGGGAACGCATGGCATAGTGGATAAAGGATATGAATACGTCTGGTTTCTCCATGAACGTGTCAATCACATCATCCCCTAGTAGTTTTGAGAAGGGGTCGCCTATCTTCTCAGAATTGAATCTCATTTCCTTGACCTGTGAGAACAATGTCTCGGCAGTCCTTGATTTGGCATCATATACATCATCATCGAATAGTTCCTTCTCTTGGATGTATTCCTTCAACTCCCTAGCGAAGTTGCTTATCTGGTCGAAGTCCTCCCGTAGTTTCTGAATTATCTTCTTCCACTTCGGGCCATACTCATCAGGGTCTTCCCTAGCAGAAAGATAGGCGAATCTGGTTCGCTCAAAGAAATCAAGAACCCTCTTAGTGAGTCCGTCTTCTTCTTTCTCAAACGCTAGACCAGAGTGAGGCATTCATCCTCACACCTAATTATCCGTCTTACCAATGTAATGCTTGTCACCAACGTGACCATAGCCTGATGATGTGTCATCCTTGGCAGTAGGATTCTTTATTTTCTCCTCGGCTGGATTCTTCTTGGGCTTCTTGACCTTCACTTCCTCACCCATCAGGTCATCCTTGTTCTCAAGGGTATTGACATTCGCTTCTTGCAGAATTGCCTTGGCCTTTGCTATTGCTCTGTTTACGTTCTGTAGATTCGTTGCCATACTATCCCTCTATTGTCTCTATAATGTTGTTAATCTGTGACCAATCCATCTTCGCTACTGTATCTCCTGATAATGCGGTTGTTTCATTGCCTATTGATGGCGTTGGGCTATCAACTACTACGAGTCCACTTTTCATAAGTAGATTATCTTTCTGATAGACAACCTCCTCAAGTGACTTCACTTTATCGACCAGTTCCTTCAGTAGTAGTATCATCTCATTGTTTTCTTCGCTCATCTTAATTCCTCCAAATGTTCCTTCAGGGCCAGTAGTGCTTCTCTATCTTCCTCGCCCCAATCTTCCATCGCTATGTAATAGCCACTATCACCTGTATATGAACCTAGTCTAAGTTGATGCTTGTAGTCCCAGAAGTTCAAATCGAACTCGACTGTTACCTCATCATCCTCCTCATGCGTGTAGTTCGGCTCTAGTGAGATGTAGTCCGTGACGTATGTTTCGCCACTGTCCCTGTATCCATCCAGCAGGTCATCGTAGTCACCATCGGGAGTCACACCCATGATGGACTCATTGTTGTCCAGCATGTCAGCAATCTCACCAGCAAGGTCATTGATTTCTTGCTCGTTCTTGATGATGCTGAACCACTTCTGCTTGCGAAGGTTGTCCTGTAGTATTCCTCTCATATTCATTCTTACATTCTCCTTCCTGATTTATCAGCCTCAGACATTTCATGCGCCCTTTGGTCAAAGGTTGTATCATATGCACTATCATAATCATCAGCACCACCGTATCCAAATGCTCTGTCTACCATCTCTTCTGCCACTCTAGAAAGTGATTTTATCTCCTTAAGATATTCATCTCCGACTTCTCCCTCCTCAGAATTAATGATTCTTTTTATCTCAGTTACTTTTTTGATAGTGTGGTCTAACCATTTATTTGCTTCTTTGTATATTTTATCTACTCTTGCAGTAGAGAATATGTCATCTTCTTCATTTTTGATTATATCTTGCCAACTCATTTCTTCCTCTCCTTCTTTGGGTAAATCTCTTTTCTCAACTGATTGTAAAGTGTCTCGTAGTCCTTCCGTAGTTCGGAGGCTGTGGCAACTAGGTCTAAGTTGTTTTCATCGAACTTCTCAAACTTCTTCTGCATGTTCTTGTCTGTCTTGACTAAATCGAGTCCCTTCATCTCCTCTAACAAATCAGACAACTGCGCTATCTCCTGACCCATGAACTCAGTGGGTTGAGCCGCCTGTAGGAGTTTCTTTATTCTCTTCTTCTGTTTAGGCTCTAGTTTCTCTACTAAAGACTTGGAGATTTCACCATCAGGTAGACTAGAGGGTTCTTCTAATATGGAATCCCAATCTACCTTCGCACCACTATCGTCTGTCGGGTTTTCCTCAATGAATTCATAGAACCTATCATCCGCTTCTTTATTCTCATCTATGTAGTCATACAACAAATCTAATTTTTTCTTTGATGTGAGAAATGCATTCTCAAGCAACATAGGCTCAACGTAGTTGATGAGTTTATCCAACATGGCATCTTTCTTTAGTATAGATTGCCAACTCATTGTATATCCTCTGTGTCTTGCTCATCGTGTGCGTCTATTATGTTTTTGAATTCCCTATGGTGTTGGAATGGTCTTGGACTCTCTATCTCTTCTAGTTCCTTCAATACGTTCTTGTTAACGTAA